TGACGCTGCCACTCAGTGTTGGCTTACGACAGGTGATCGTAGGCCTAACACCATGCCCGTGCCGTTCCGATCACGCCAAATCATGCGTGTGTCCACTGGAGGCCGACTCTCCGTTAGCGATGCCGACGAGGAGCTCAGTAGCCTCCCAGACAGATGTGACGTGCAAATCGACTTCGGCCTTGGAATCGGAGCCGAGTTGCTACAGTCACTCGGAGACTTCGGAAGTCGATGGTCTAGCGTACGACTTGGCCAATCAGCTTTCGAGGGTTGTAGCGCAGTACCGCCGGCGCCGGCAGCTCAAGAAGTGCCTCAACGACTTCTTGGAGTTGATAACCGACCTGGTGTCCTAAAATGTGTGCCCAGTTTTCGAACTATCCGCACACAATTTCGTGAGCTTAAAACCGTGATATGTGCCGAAATGCCACACGAAAAGCTCAGTTTTGTGGATGATGAGGTGCAACGTAAGATTAATGATGCACCGCGGACAATTGTAGACACAGAACTTGTCTCCTACCTGCTACTGTATATGAGTGGTGAGGTGCGCAATAGCGAGAGCTACAAACGCATGAAAAATGCGGCGGTCCGGTGGATCAACCAACACAGATCCACCTGGACGGAGACGGAACGCCTCAGCGCTTTTACTGAGGCTGTACATGTGCTGGATGGCAGTCGCGCAGATGTTGCGTACTCTCGGTATCTCAATAAAAGAAATCCAGAGAGAATAGACGCCATTAACCTGACCTATGAGGGCCGGAAGAAGAGGCGCGATTTAGGCGTGCGCTTCTTGGAGACACTGGGGGCCAAACGTGCAGCTGAAAAGCGTGCAGTTCGTAAGGCTATCCCGGTTATGCCTCCAGCCAAGTGACTTTTCGCTTGGAAGGCCGCGCGCATGATTTGCTCAGAGTTGCAGTTTGGCGTGCTTGGTAAGCATGCCCGCATCTTTGCAGACCCTGTAGTTGTGTGTGACCATAAACATGAGCTGTTTGCCTGTTTGCCGCTGCTAGTGCACCCAAACGTGCACTCGTGCGCGGCATACTATGGTTGCAACCATAACGAGCGCGTGGCCTTGAGCCACAGGCATGCGTTACCCACCCCAGATGTGCAGTTTGATGCCTTCTGGCCTGAGGCCTTCCGGCTGTTCCGGACTTTCTTCCCTGTGAAGAAATTGCGTAAGCATACGCAGGAGTCTGTTATAGCCAGAGCCCCAATGGGCAAGCGCAAACTCGTGGAAAACGCCTTTGCGATGCTCAATCGCGATGGACTCCAACGCAATCATTTGATGGCGAAGAGTTTCATCAAATTTGAGAAAGCGGTAGACTCTCCTGATGACCCACCAGAGAGGAAACCCGCACGTCTAATCCAGGGACCTAATCCAGTGAAAACTTATCATTCGGGACAGTGGTTCAATGCAGTTGAGGACTATCTCTTTAGGCGGAGTTCTGACTCTGATCCGAGAGTTTTCTTTGCTAAAGGCATGACGCCTGGGCGGGTTGCAAAAGTTCTCCTCAAAATGGAAAAGATGCAGTGGGCTATACTCGTAAATGGTGATGATTCTGTGGTTCGCTATAAAGGTAAGTGGTACCTTTTCGATCACAGTAAATATGATGGTACGCTAGTCAACCCGATACGTGAGCACGCATGGCAATATTATTGGGACCTCTTCCATGATTGGGAATTAGAGGTCATCTTTAATAGCCAGAGAGTTAATTGGTGCCGGTCAAAATCTGGTATTTTATATCGGATATTCGGAACCATGCTCTCAGGTGAAAAAGATACTTCGTTAACAGACTGTGTTTGCAATATGGCATACCTTTTGAGGCTTGTTTTCTCAGGTATGGATTTAACCCTTCTTGATAAGAGTGGGTTTGTCACCAAGCTGCAAATAGTCGAAACTTTCGAGGAAGTCGAATTTTGCCAAGCCCACCCAGTGCAGTATATGCCCGGTAAGTGGACAATGTGCCCAAACCCCTGGCGAGTTATGAGCCGAGCTCCGTATACCATTCACCATCGTGGGAAAGCGGAGAACTATAGGGGTTTAGTCGGGGCGAGTGCGATGTCCATGCTTTGGCAGTGCAGTGGCATGCCCATTATGCAGGAGTACGCACTCGCTATGCTTAGAGCCAGCTGTGGTAAGATCGATAAGAGGGAGTTATACGACCTTACTCATTACAGTGGGCTCAAACAACAGCGTGAAAGGCCAGTGCGACCAGAAGCCCGAGAGAGCTTTTGTCTCGCATATGGTGTTGCCCCAAGTGAGCAGTTGTCGATTGAGAGTGCTTTGCGTTCTGCAAAGTTTGAGGTCCGCAAGGTGCATCCAGTGCACTAGGTGGACCAGAGCGGGGAGGGGTCATTAAAAATAGTATCCCCATTAGAACTACC